ATTGAATGTTATTTTTCATAGCCTTTTTAACTCTAGACTATTCTGATGTTTTCTATCTCTTGCTAACTCTCAGATCTTAGAGTTCCTTCTGTAATGCGGCTACACTCTGTTATTTATCTTTGGACACCTATAGCGCTTTTTGTTTCTTTTTCGAACCGACATAATTATTGGCTCTTATTCTGCGTAGCTTACTTATTTGTTGAATAACCCTACGACTTGGTTCTTCAACAATTGTCTTATTTATAGAAGACGGCTCACTCTTTCCTCCTTGGTTTGGGTTTTTATTTTATGTTGCTTCAGTAATAGATGGAATATTTTACACTTAAGAGTTTATCAGACTTTAAGAAAAACAAGATGCTCCAACTTAAACCTCATTTAAGTTAGTTCTTCTCGCTACAATATTCTTTCCTCCACCTGCTTCTACCGGTTTGTAAGTGCTTTACTTTAACCAGTCAAACCTATTATTTGTAGCATCATTAATTTACCCGATGATTTAATACTTATCCTTGTCCGCCATATCTCCAAATTTATCCGTGACGTCAATTAAATCAAAATCTGCACCTTTATATAGTTATGCAGATATAATATTACTACTTCTATGCATCATTGTCGCTAAACTTACGTTTAAAAATTGTGCAATGAAAGTATATTATTTAGCTAAAGCCATGTTTTAGTGTAAATCCCCAAGATTCTTACACATCTTCTTCACATAAGTAAAATCATATCCAGAGCAAAATAAAGAAGAAGATAAAGCTTTGGCTAACATCTACAGATTCTTCACAGATGATGAAGAATATTATTGTAGATAGGCTATTCTGGGGAATTGTCTAAATATAAAACATTTAGATGGGTGTATAACTCCAATTTTTGACAAAAAATCAACTTTATTTCCTAGGATGTTCACTTTCCTTACACATTGTCCTAAGCCTAACATACCTGTTTGGACTGTGGAGAAATAAGATCCTATATTGTTCTATAATATTTGAGAATCTTCTTTAGTCAATATACAATAAAAATCGTCTCCACCAACAAACATCCTGAAGTGTTTAATATTCAACTCTTAAAATATGAATTTGTAGTACATTATAACTCTTAAGGTATTCCCAAAGGTAGTTCTGGTCGGATGTCCTGACGTTACAGTTCCAAAAATTTTAGCCCTAAAAATTTTCTTCATCTTCTTCCTAATGATCATCTTATATGTCAAAGTAGTATCCAGCTTGGTTAAGCCCTTAAGAGTCTGGCTATAAAGTGTGGAAGGTAACTATAGTTTGTCATAGATATGCGGTAATAATGTTTTCCATATGTTATTATCTACTATATCTAGAAATTCTGAATGTTAATTGGAATCGTGAGAGGAAAAATCAGTGGAAATGGCACATGGTTCCCCATATCTAGATATCTCTTGCC